TGGAGGCATATCAACGTGGTCGTAAATAATATCTCCGTAAGGATCAATACCAATGTGAAAGTTAGGACGGTTCTTTAGATTTTCCATAATGACATCAGAGCCATAACCTTCTCTAACTCCTATCTCTACAGTTAAATAAAAGTCTCGAGGGCTTAATTGATCGGCCCACTTTGCAAGTAAGTTATACTCTGCACTATCTCCTCTAATCATAATAACCAAATTGTTTTTGAACACTCTCAAGAAAAGGTACATTTCTTGTGCCATACCTTTTTATAAAAAGAGTTCTTAAAGTTTTAACTGGCGTGCATCTTGCCATCATTCTTTTTAACCAAGTATAACTATCTAGTTTTGTCATTAGTTCTCCTTTATGTATAGTTTAGATCGAAGAGATCTTACTTCTTCGATTAGTTTTTCATTGTACTTGTGCAGCTTTTCGTTTCTAAATTCTAATACTTCAATTCGTTTTGTAAGATCGGCTGGACCCCGATCATCTATCGGAGTCCCCTTCTTTTTAGATAGTTCTAATTTTTCAATTAATTTATGATATTCTTTTATATCTTCTTCTGACATCATAGTTTGTACTTCATCAACTCATTAAACTTTTTGAGTTCATGCTCCGAAATATTTTGTAGACCATTTGTGCGGTTATAGATTTCACGAGCTTTATTAAGTTTGGCAGTATTTTCTTTGTCAAAATTTTTAGCTTTGTTACTATCTATAACCTCAAAATGTTCTTCTCTAAGTTCCGCCATTACGAGGCCTTTTGACCTTTAACTTCATCTGTTAGCAGCAAAGGTTTCGCTGGCTCTTTGATATAATTAAATGCATCATTAATGTTAATGAGAACTTCAAACGTTTTATTGTCTGCGGGTTCTTCTAACATCTCCGCACCTACTTTATATTTAAGTGCATCTTCTAATGAGTCCGCTTCTTTTATTACACTCACTGAATCTGTCGCTCCTTTATAGGTAAACGTTACTCTTTTAATTAACGTATATTTCATACTTTCTCCTTTAGTTGATTGTTATATTATCTTCTTCATATTCTCTATCTTTAGCGAATTGAATTAGATTCATTTTTCTACTCTTGTCTGCTAAGCCACTGTTGTATACCGTGTCAAGTTGAGTAATATATTCATTACTACTTGTTGCAGCTAAGAGTTTGCTAGCCTTTGATTTTAATGCAGACTTAAGTCTATTAAAATCATAATTAGGATGTTTTCTCATAATTGAGAAAGCTCTAATAAAAGGCCTTTTTAATTTATTGCCAGAGTTAAAAATATTATTTACATATTTCATCTCGTGAGCAATCTTATCAAAGGCAGCTAGATTTCCTGCAGGTATTTTAAAATTACCATGCTTAAAATCTTCTGTGATGTGTTTACCACCGGTAGCTTTACCTAACATAAGGTAATGCGTTTCAATCACTGGCATTTGATATTGTTCCATTTTGGATTTCAAGATTTTATAATCTTGTTTACCTCTTGTGCAGTGGAAGTTTAAAAAATTGTTCATGTTCCAATCTTTTCTTCCTGCATTAAATATAGCCATATCTAATGCATCTTTAGAATCAATTACGATGTAATAAATTCCTAAGTCCAATTCTTTTCTTGCTTGAAAAGTATGGTGACCATCTCTTATTTCCATGTTGTGATTAACATAGATAGGTAACTCTAGATCTCTTGCAGCAATAGATTTTTTTATACTTGCTACATGACCAGGATCTATTGGTCTGTTACCTCTTGTTTTTTTAAACTTCGAGTAATCTTTTGTAAAATACTCTCGGTTTGTTTTTGTATCTTTAGACATTTGCTTTCCTCCTGTATGGTTATGCGTTAGTCTTTTTCTTTTATTTTGCCATTTAAACGTTTGGCTTCTTTGTTTACTAGAATAGTTACTACCTGGGCCCTTGATACATTTGGATCATCAGGTACTATTACTTTTCTAATCTTATCTATCTTGGCATATGTTTCTTTTTTAACCGAGATATTTTGGTACTTGTTAAAATCAGTCATTTGTTATATCCTTTCTGTTTAACATTTTATTCGTTTATCCTATAAAATAAGAGTAGTCAAGGTAAATATGAAATTTTTATTAACTGTTTTTATATGTTCTGTAACCAGTGGGGAGTGCTATACTAACCCTAATTATCCTAAAGTATTGAATAATCACCATGATTGTATACGATCAGGCCTATCTGAGTCCTATGAAGTCTTATTTGCAGAGGGTAATTTTACTAGAGAACAGATAAACAACTTACAGTTGTACCCTAAATTTCATTGTGAACCTATAAAAGATGAAGGTAAAATAACTACTTAGCCCTTCGTCCTTGTCGGTTGTATTTTTTAAAGCTGCGTTTTTCACTTTTATTTTTTGATTTTTTATGGACCCTAATTCTTTTTTTAGGCTTAGGTCTAGGTTCAAAATTTTTAAACTTCTGCTTTGCCATATTGTTTTATAAATTTTTTATCATCTTCGGATAGTTTTAAATATCGAATGCTACCATTAATATGTTGTTTAGTATCATGCCCGCAATTAGTACACCTGTAAAACTCACTAACAATTGCTACTAAAATAGTATCCTCATTACACTCTTCACAAACACCATGAACAGTGTCAATATTACTAAACGCTTTCATTAAATTAATTTTAGACAAAAATATCCTTTGCTTTTCCTAATATTGGTTTGTATTTTGTTTTACCTTCTTGTCTAAATGCATGTAAAAAAGATTTTCTTGGCATGCCCTCAGTATAACTACAGTGTATCCATCCTGAGTTAGGTTCACCAGGAGTGTAGTATTCAAGAATCAATTGATCCCATTCTAATTCTCTATGTATCCAATCCGCTAATTCACAGTTATCTACACCTACCACTTCAAAGTCTGCGGCCTCAGCTTTGGCGTGCTGCGAATTTATAGAACTACCAATGGCTACACATAACTCAGGTGAACGAAAGCCGCTGGTCACCTTGACTCTGCCGAAGTGATCACGTACTGGCTGTAAAATTTTTTCACACAATACTTTTAATTTTTCTATTTGTTCTGCGTTAGGATTATTATTAATACCTTTACGGATTGCTGTGTCCGATTTGGTTAATTCCTCCAAGGTAAAATTACGTGTAAGTTCCATTATTTTAGTATTAACTTCTTAATTGATAAAGATCCATCGATATTTTTTTCGACCTCAGCCATCGACTTGATGCACTGGTGCTGTATATTTTTTCCTGTTTCAGTTCTCTTAGCATACCTCTTACCTTTTAAACACATTGCCATTGAATGTTTACCTGTATCAGGATCTATTTGAATTCTGTGTTCTTTAATCTCTCCATTAATAATCATAAGAAGAGCTACTACTTCCATTAAAATCATACTGTTTTACCTTTGTTTACACCTTGCTTGATAACATATTTTTGTGTACCATGCTTGCCAGTTTCAACTTCTTTTTTTAAATCTTTAACATAACTCATCTGTTTTGCTGTTCTGTTCATCTCAGCTATATAGTCTAAAACTTTTTTAGTAATTCTTCCCGTTGCCATTTTCTCTTACCTTATCTTTTAAGCTTTCAATATCTTTTAACGCTTTATCTAATTGTTCAGCTAAAAATTCTATATTAACTTTGTTTGTCATGTTCATCTCTTGAGTCTTTTCCATTTTCTCTACAGACTTATACAAATCTTCGAGTAAAAAATGTTGTTCCTGGTCCACGGGCACTTGTTCAGATTTCTTTAACAAATCATTTTCAAACAACTCACGTGATGTCTCTAACGATACTAACCTTGCCGTCAGCTCCGTGTATGCGAACACGCCGGCTGCGACGAGTAAAATCAGAGAGGCAACCGTTTTCATCGGCATCTGCACAGCAGCGGATTCAGATATGTTTAAAGGTTTATTGCTCATTTATTTTTGGTTTTGGTAGCGGAAGTATATAATCTTTAGGGTCTACTTTCAATGGCTGCGAGGGCCGTACAAAGATAGCCAACAAACACAATAACAATATTAAAAGTGCTGTAAATCTGTAATCCATTGGGGCCCTCTTTGCTCATTATCTAGTCCAGAACATTAATCTTCTAGAAAATTCTTTTATTTTATTCCAAATTTTTCTAATCATGTTGTCCTCCACTACTTTTATAGTTTCCCATACACAATCGCAAAAACTACATTTAGCGATTCCTCTGTGTCTATGGCCACAATCCATGCATATTCCATTTACTACATTAATCATTTTTCTTTTCCTCCATTTCGTAAAAGAAATTATCAGTGTCTTCAGTTCGCCACTGTTGTGTATCCTCTACGTTCCATTCAGTCGTTTGCACTTTCCAATCAGGAATATTATCCTTCACTGTAAAAGAAGGTAAGTCCCAAATTAATCGATTGTTAGGTTGTGCAGCATAGTTGCCGTCATCTAAAGCAAGTATGTGAGCGCATTTATGTTCATGCGGGATCTCTGAATGATCAGTGTCAACAATGTTACTCTCTGGATGAGCAAAGTCAATAGTAAATAAATATTTACCAGTATGCCATTTTTTATCTTTGCCTATGTATTTACCTGCTTGTCCGTCTAGAATATCATAACTAGTAACAGCAGGATAATAACTAAAAGAATTCCAAAGCTCCAGTTCATCAATTCTCTTACGTGGAACAGCTGCGGGTTCATAACCACGTTGAATAAAAGCCGTAATTGGGAGACGATAAAAGATTGCGCCGTTTTCCATAATAGCATGCCATAAGATAGCACGACCTGACATACAGCTAATACCAAAGATAATACAGTCTTCAACTTCTCCATGATGTTTTTTAAGATCATATAAATATTCTCTCCTTATCTGTGCATATTGCACGGGTATGTTTGCATTTAAGTAAGCCATAATTAACCATTAATATCTCCCCAAGTTTTGCCTTTTTCGTAATCAACTTTGTTGGGGACTTCCAAAGTTACAGCATTCTCCATAACCTCAACTATTTGTTTTGCATGTTCATCATCTCGAACACTTACACATAGTTCGTCATGAATTTGTATGTGAGCTACTATACCAGATTTGTAAAGATCTAACATTGCTTTTTTTGTCATATCAGCAGCTGATCCTTGAATTAATTTATTTAATGCTTTGTAAGTATATGCTCTTCTAATTCCTGGTCCGTGTTCCTGGAGTGCTTCTTCGTGAGGCAATGCTTTATGCATACCGAATTGATTTGGTTCCCACAAATGAAATCTACACAATCGTCCCAAGAGAGTTCGAATTTGACCACGCTCCTGGGCACGATTGGAAGCACTATTCATTAACTGCTTAACGAAGGGAACTTTAGCGTGGTATTGATCGAACAATTCTGCAGCTTTATCTTTTGATACTCCTAACTCTGCTTGAAGTTTAGCTTTACCCATACCATAAAATAAACCCAGGTTAATTACCTTGGCTTGAGATCTAGGTATCTTTGCCATGTCTGCTACGACCTGATGAAAGTCTGTAGAAGTATCGTTTTCATAATTATCTATTACATCATTAACTGATGGAAATTTGTGTAAAGCTGCATAATGCACTACCAGCCTAGGCTCTTGCTGAGAATAGTCAAAACAACCCCATGTATGGCCTTCCTCTGGTATGAATATAGACCTAATCATAGGTCCAAGATCCTTATTTCTGGCTGGAAGCTGCTGTAAATTAGGATTTGAATATGAGAATCTACCAGTCACAGTTCCGCCATAATCCGACCTTATTTGATTTATGTCTGCATGGATCCTACCTTTATGTTCATGTTTAATTATGGTATCAATAAAAGTAGTATGAGCCTTATTAACTTCTCTAGCTTGAGCAATCATTCTAACTACAGGATGGCTATGATTCTGAATAAAATTTTTTGTAAAGGATGGAGCTTGTGATTTTGCAGTTCGTTCGTATGGTAAACCAAGTTTATCAAAAACTTTGGCAACACTTCTTGCAGCCATTAATTGAACGTCTATGTGCGTTTCTTTTTTTATTTTGTGCAGGAGTTCTTCTTCTTGCAATGTTAACTGTTGCTTCAATTTATGAGCTCGTTGAACGTCTACTCGGACTCCAAGGAAACGCATGTCTACCAAACAAGGGAAAAGATCAGTTTCCAATTCAAAAATAGACTCAACATCTTGATGTATTAATTCTTTTTTAAATATTTGCCACAACTCTAGTGTAAGCTCTGCATCTTTTTCTGCGTAAGATCCAACATACATTGCTGGCAGTTGCCACATATCTGCTTTAGGATCTAGTCCTCTAGACTTTGCTTCTTCATTTAACGCAGCTTCATTTTTACCATGGCCTAAATAATCCCAAGACAAACTATTTAAATCAAATCTAAATCTGTTTTCATCAATTAATGATGCAGCAATCATAGTATCTACTATCTGTCCATTTATTTTAAGACCCATAGATTTAATCCAGCACACATCATACATTGCATTGTGAAATATTTTTATAGCATCGGACTCACAAATATCTTTAAACCACTCTAAAGTTTTTTTACGATCCATGTTTGGCCCTGATCCGTGAGCAATTGGAAAATAAAATTTTCTACCAGGCACAGCAACAGCTATACCTACAACTTCTCCATTACCAATGATAGAACCTGAACCTTTAGATTTTAAATCAGGATCTCTTGTTTCCAAATCAATTGCAATCTCGTCGTATTTTCTTAGATCAGGAAATTCTTCTGGTTCATTCCATTCTGTCTGTGCTTCAAACAAAGGTACTTTCATTTTTTATAACCATATCCTTTTTTTCTATTACCGTATAGTTTTTGCCATGACCATGAAGTTAAAGCTGTTGAGTAATGATATATCTTTTGTAGTATATACTTAATCATTTATTCTTTTTCATGTCCTTAATTTTTAACATTTCTAATTGACAATAGTGCACTATCTTTTTAAGATCTTCGATTCCACCTTTTCGTTGGTAACGACAAACGTATTTTATAACATTGCCTTGAAAAAACGATAAATCATTTTTAGAAATAAACTCATAAGGCTGTATAGGAAACTTGGTATAGTGATTCCCGCCTACTTGAGTATACTGTGGAAATGATTCTTTAAATATATCTTTATCTGTCATAGTTGATATCCCTTCCTTTCAATTTTTGCTCTCATTAAATATAAGTTTCTTTTAGCTCTCGTACAACCTACATACCACACTCTATGCTCTTCGTCACGCTTTATTACACTTTTTATTGTGGCCTCTCTAATTTTTTTAGCATTGTCTAATACTAAAATTACGTTCTCACATTCACCACCTTTAGCTGCATGAATAGTAGATACTTTAATTCTTGCTTCATCACTTAATTTTTCTTTATTTGACAACATAAGTCTTATGTAAATTTTATCTTCAGCTGGAGCATTATCAAAACATTCAAACCACTTTAAATCTTTTTTAAGTTCTCTGTTGCCCATGTATTCTTTGATGTCTTCTAATGCTGTATCCGGTATTGATTCACCATTTAACCATTTGCTATGATTAATAATAGCCCTGTATAATTTAGTGTTATAACTTTTTTGATGTTTGTTTTCATAATATAAACCTTTTACTTTTAACAGATTACATATTTCTTTTGATCTAGATATAGTTCTAGTTAAAATTAACCAATCCTGACTAAATAAGTCAAGATTCTCTAAACTATTGATTTTACTGCATAATCCCTCTTCATTTCTAGGTAAATAATTTTTAGTAGCTCTTAATCCTTCAATCCTTGCAGTAATAATTTCTGATATATCTTGAACAGCTTTAGGTATTCTACGTGATTTAGATAATACTTTTTCTACAGCTTCTTCTTGTATGAATCTATCTACGTCTGCTCCAGCCCACCCATAAATAGCTTGGTCATCATCTCCTGCAAGATAAACTTTTTTAGATTTAAATTTTAATATGTCATATAGTTTCCATTGTATGGGAGATAAATCTTGTGCCTCATCAATAAATACTACATCAAACTCTGGAATTTTATGTGGCTGCTGTACTATGTCATGAATCATATCTGTAAAGTCAACTAAATTATTTACATCAGGATGTTTATAGTTGTTATAATTAGCTTCGATATGTTTTAATAAATCAGGATCTACATTTGTAGAGTGTTCTCCTGTGCAGTATTCATCCCACACCGGTATATCTTTTTCTTTTGCTTTTAAAATAATTTGAAAGTATTCATTATCGCATGTTAAATAAGGGGATGCGTCGGCATCTTTTTTAGCATTAACTCTTACACTAAGTTCTTTACCTAAATCGTTATAATGATAGTCTTGCATTACATTTTCTTCTCTCAATCCTAAACTATGAAAAGCTAAAGAATGTAATGTTTGAAAATATTTTAATTGTTTCTTTTTATATTGTGGATTTTTTTTAAGCATACGATCTTTTGCTTCATTTGCTGCTTTACGAGTAAAAGCAAAATAACCTATTTTATTAATAGGAGTGCCTATTCTTATGTAGGCCATGGCACGTCTAATTAATTTTTCAGTTTTACCGGTGCCGGGTGGACCGTATATCTTAGTTACTTTTTTCATTACTCGGCGAAAATGTATCTACAAACTTTCCAGAAAAGTTAAATGTACCGTGGTGTCCAACCTCACAATGAACTAAAGCATGAAGTTTAAATCCTACTTGTCGTGCTAAACTACAAAAAGAAACGTCTTCTCCATACCAAGCCCCTTCTTTTGAATCAAAAGTATTTTCCCAAAAATTATATAAATATTTTTTAGCCTCATCAGAAATATTTGAAGCATATTTAATTTTTAATTGTGGATATTGTTTAATTAATTTTTCGTAAACAGATCTATGAATTAATGTTAGTCCTGCTGGTCCACCAATAATTTCCGTGATCCCTGATTTGTCTATATTTATATTTTTATAATCTGGAAATGCTACAGAGTAAGATACAGAATTATCCTGAGTCTTTTTTCTGTACGGTGCACAAATAAAATCCTTTTGTGCCATGATCATTGAACCAATAACTTCTGGTTCAAAACTTACATCTGCATCTACAAATAATTGATAATCATAATTAGACTCTAAAAATAAAGCTGAAAGCATATTTCTAGAATAACCTACGTAAGGAGATTTAAATGTAGATATGTTAGTTTTAATTTTAGCTGTGGTAAACTTGTCAAAAAGTTTAAGCAGGCTTAAACAAGTTGGTACTTGCATGGTATCATAACAGGGCATTGATACATGCACTGTAGGTATTTTTTTATCTGTCATAGTATGTCCTTTTTGCTTTTCATTGGTATTATTTCAACAGAGTTTTCTTCTCTTTCAAAATGAGTCATTGATATTTTAACACATCTTACTGGGTTATGTGATTTCTTTTCTGTTTCTTTTTTAGGATATCTTTTAAGATGTCGTAATTCAGCATTAAAAAAATCTTCCATCATTCGCCCTGTCTTATCAATTTTAGATTTCCATTCTTTATTTTTTAAAAAATTATAAAAAGGATCAAATACAAAATAAGCAAACCCATCATCGATTAATGTGCTGCCGCTTCTAAAAGAAGCATCACTAACTGCTGGTACACCATGGATATAATCATCTAAATGTTTATGAAGTATTTCTTTTGGTGATGTACCTGGAGGAGCTTTTTCTGTTTTCATTCCTTGCCATAGGTTATCTAAAATATTTTGCATGTCATCACCCTTAATTCGCGGCGGTGGAATAGGTGTATGTGCTCCAATTAAACGTCTAAGTTTTTCTTGGTCCATGATGTAATTAATATCTCTAGCAATTATTTGCTGCGTAGTCTCACCCTCTACTTTGTCATTGTAGTGTACTGTAAATCTAAATTCTGGTTCAGGAGAATAATCTATTTTAATCAATGCCGACAATGCTGGAAACTTTTTAACCTTGTCTGATGCTACACCAAACTTTCTTTTTAAACATTCTGATTTAACACACATACTATTAATAGGTTCTTCAGAACAGGTATGGCCTGCTGTATCTTTTTTATATGCTTTAATTTTTTGTTTTACTTTTTCATCTCCCCAAATGTTATCGTAAACAATATAGTTTCTTGCACCCTCTAAAAGTTTTTCTTCCCAATTGTCTGGATATTTCTTTTTAGCAAACACCATATAATTATAAATAAATCTATCTCTATAATCATCTAACTTAGATTTAGATAATCTTTGTAAACAAACGGGTCCATCTGCAAATTCATCTGCACCACCTGTTAATTCAAGTCGCATAAGTTCTGTTGCAAATTCTTCTAGATCTTCTTTAGTCTTTGTGTTAGCTTCGACGACTTTTATAAATTGTTCAAAAGTAAACTCTGTCCCATCTAAATTTAAACCTACTCTTTCGTTACGATTATAATAAGGTAAATTTATAAAGTTACCATTAATAGGTTTGCTATCAGAACCTATCCCTAATTGAGTTTGTTTTGGAAATATTTCTGTTGATGCCTTAAGATCAAATGTAAATAATAGTTTATCTAAAAAATTTCTAACAAAACTAGCTTTAACTGGTTCATTAAAAAAAACATAAATATGAAGTCCTCCACTTTTAGATTTAACAGGAACTACAGGAATATTTTTTTTATCTATAATTTCTAAATACTTTCTTAAATCAAAGTTATCATATTCATCTGAATCTATATCTATAGCTCCAAACTTTGCTAATCCATCATCATCACAAGGTTGTATACCTATAGATTTTTTACCACTGAGATGATCTAAGTAATCTGATTCTAATAATTCTTTTGCTGCCCACCCGTATTTTAATTTAAGTTTACCTGTAGAAGGATCTTTGTATGCAGAGTTTATATCCGCATAACCATAGTCTCTTTTAAGACCTGTAAATATATCTATAAATTTTTCTTCCATCTTTATATTTTGTGGGGTGGGTCCACTCTCGCTTTACCACCCCAGTTGCAACAATTCCTAATGGAATTCTAATAGTGAGCTGACCCATCAGTTGCTTTAGCTGTATCATCTTCACCATGTTTAACTTGAACATCCCCTTTAGAAATGCTTTCAGAAAAACTTCTAGCTTGTTGATACAATGCAGCATCCTGAATTGAACCTATCTTGCTCACTTCCCAACCAAACCATGTACCTTTGTCGTTAGACTGTTGTACGGTTTTTAGTTGATAAAGATGGCTAAAAGATGCTGGTGTAAACAATCCGTCTTTACCTTGCATCTTAATACTTTGCATCATGCTATTCCATTTTCTACTAATTTTTAATTGAGTAGACTTCATAGCAATCAACGCTGTAGTTGGTGAAGCACTGTTGACTAATACAAAATGTTGTGCAGTTTTTTCAATATAATTACCGTTAGGTAATCTATCTTTGAAATCGCCGCCTCTAGTTGTTTTAGTCATGATGTCACTTGATGAAGGATAAATATTGACCGGAGCACCTGATCCATCTTTTCCTCTATCTTTCCACTCGACGTATTCGAGTTTGTAGTAACATGGAATCACTTGGACTCCTTTTTCACCATTGAAGAGTTCACCTGTTACTGAATTGTATATCATTCCAGGTTCAGCCCCTTCAACATACTTGCCGTCTCTCTTGTTTACTTCGGGAGATAACTGACCAAGTATTTTAAGAAATGGTAATGCAAGATCATCTTGTGTTACCGTTCCAGTTTGTATAGCTGCATCAGCTTCAAACACTACGTTTGAAGAGATTGCACCATTCTTTTTTATCGTCGGTTCTTTGTTCATGTTTCTATTTCCTTGTTATTTTGGTTCTGTTTCCTGCGAACACGTTAAATAGATCCGTGGGCATCTCGAGACCCTTTTCGGTACGCTCACGGACCAGAGCTTTAAGTGTCATTGGTTCAACCTTTAATTTTTGGGTCGGTTGATACCCTTGACCTTGTGCAAGGTCAGCAAAACTTGCTGCCTTGTTATCTTCGTTACGACCAAAGGAAACGGTAACCATATTTTTAATTATGTCACCCAAGCCATTATTACGAAGCCAGTTAAATGCTTCTACCTCTCTTGCTTTAGGAATAGAAGCACCATAGACGGGTTTGACTTCTACGCCAGCCCCATCTGCTAAACTAAATTTTGATATATTCATTTCTGTCATCATGGTAGGTATAACCTCTCCAGATAAAACGTCTATATCATTTTTAATTTTTTTTAATTCTTCTTCTTTTATTGTAAGTTTATCTTCCAAGGTTCTTAACTTAATAACCTGTGCAGATAATTCTTTGATGTCGTTCGTATTAGCATTAGCTAACGAATCAACTTTGTCTTCTTCTAGATTTATACTCATTTCTTTTTACCTTTCGTAGTAGTTAATGATGCTGCTAATATAATGTCATAATATCCTATGTCAAGAAGTTTATTCTTCAATCTTTCCTTGTTCATATATGTTAATTTCTATGGGATAATACATTTTTTCTTGTCTGTCCCATTTTAATAAATTAAATCTACCGTTTGTTTTTTCTGCTACAATTGAACATGCAACTCCTATAATAGCTGGATCGCCTGTAAGTAGTAAATAATCTTTATGTGTATATTTATCTAAAAGTTTTCTTAATTTAAATATTAAAGGTCCTGGAGATAAAATAATTTGTGAATGTTCTGGAAGCAGCACTTTTAATTTACCATATTTTTGAGCCCCCATTATATTAAACTTAGGACTGCCTATTTTAGTTCCTGGTAATTCTTGAATAACATAAACAAAAGGCTCATTACTTTGAGTCGGTATTGTATTTAATGTTGTTAGTGCCATATAACTTTCCTATTGACTTGTTATATATCTTTTGGTATGGCTGTCAATAGAAAGAAGAATTACTATGAACTATAAATTTAAGACTAAACCATATGAGCATCAATTAAAAGCTCTTAAGAAATCTCATAATAAAGAATTATTTGCATACTTTATGGAGATGGGTACAGGTAAATCTAAAGTATTAATTGATAATGTATCAATGCTTTATGATAAAGGTAAAATAAACGGATTTTTATTAGTAGCACCTAAAGGTGTGTATAAAAATTGGTATGACTCAGAAATACCTACACACATGGTAGATCATGTAGATAAAAAAATGGTGTTGTGGCAAGCTAACATTACTAAATCGCAACAACAAAAACTTGATACTTTATTTGAACCTGGAGAAGATTTACATATTTTAATTATGAACGTTGATGCATTTAGTACAAGTAAAGGTGTAGAGTTTGCAGCTAAGTTTTTAAGATGTCATAGAACTATGATGGCCATTGATGAATCTACAACTATAAAAAATCCTGATGCTAAGAGGTCTAAACATATATGTTCCTTGGGCCAATATGCTAAATACAAAAGAATCCTTACAGGATCACCAGTTACTAAATCACCGTTAGATTTATATAAACAATGTGAATTTTTAGGAGAAGGTTTATTAGACTTTACTTCTTATTATGCATTTAGAACTAGATACGCTATACTTAAAACTATGAACTTTGGTTCACATAGTGCAAAAGTTCCTGTTGGTTATAAAAATTTACAAGAATTATCGGATAAAATTGCGTTGTTTTCTGACAGAGTTTTAAAAGAAGATTGTTTAGATTTACCTGATTATACATATCAAAAAAGAATTATACAGCTAAGTAAAGAACAACAAAAAATTTACGATCAAATGAAAAATGTAGCTCTTGCACAAATGGATGGCAAGTTAATGACTACTTCTACTGCATTGGTGCAGCTGATGAGACTCCAACAAATTACTTGTGGTCACTTTAAAGCTGACGATGGTACCCTTAAAATTATTAAAAATGAAAGAGTTAATGCATTAATGGACATATTAGAAGAGGTTGAAGGTAAAGCTATTATCTGGGCCCATTGGAGACATGATATAGACTCTATAGTTAAAGCTATTGAAAAAGAGTATGATCCAGGTTCCGTAATGACTTATTATGGATCTACATCTACTGAAGATAGGGCCAAAGCCATTAAAGCCATACAAGATCCTAACTCTAAAGTTAGATTCTTAGTAGGCACACCTCAAACCGGTGGTTATGGTATTACGCTTACAGAAGCTAATGTTATGATTTATTATTCTAATGGTTATGATTTAGAAAAAAGAACTCAATCAGAGGCTAGAATAAATCGTATAGGGCAGAAAAGAAAAATGACTTACATAGATATTATATGTGAAAAAACTGTGGATGAACGTATAGTAAAAGCTTTACGTAAAAAAATAAATATTGCATCTGAAGTTATGGGAGAAGAGTTAAAAGCATGGATCTAATAATTTTAAATGATGGTTTATATCAATTAATACCTGTAACAAAACAAATTATGGAAGGCATTGTTATAACTTCAGAAATAGATTGTTTTGACTTGTGTGATATACTTAGGATTAAACTTACCGGTTATGTAGATACTTTAAATTTACATATTATGAATGATGGCAGCGGAAATTTTATTGGCTGTATGTGTCGTTAAACTACATATGATTGGAAAGCACAGCTAAAAGTATTGCGCCTAGTCCACCTATAATCCATTTTTCTAATCTTGCTATTCTAGTTTCCATTCTATCAATTCTTTGAAAAGTTTGTTTCTGCATAATACGACAGATTTTTTCATGATATTCTATTTTTTGTAATGCAGATTTTTTAGCCATTATGAATAATCACTGAAGCTTGCATCGTTTGTTGCGTCTCCAAATGAACCTCCTCCTCTACCACTGCTGTCATTAAAATTATTATTTTCATTATTTCCACCACCTTGATAATCTGCTCCCATGTCTATTATGCCAGCAGAACCAAAAGGGTCTTCTTTATTTTGTATTGCGTCTTTAACTTGATTAAAATTTAAACCATAATTTTCTTGATAGTATTGATCTGCAGCTACAGGATTTAAACTTCCTAATCCTTCTAATGCATAAGATCTAAATGAACTAGATCCTGGTTCCATAAATTTATTTTTAAATAAAGTAGTGCCTAAATTATATCCAAATTTATCTTTCATAAAACCATCAGCTCCTCGATAAGCTCCATACATATCCATTCTATTTTGTGAATAAGGATCATTTGGAAGTCGGTTCATTAAAAAACCAACTCCTGGAATACCCATAATACCGCCCATAATACTTCCTGCAATTTGTGGACCATACTGTTCAAAAACATTTTTAAGTGGGCCAGTTAATCTATCATAGACACTTAAAAGTCCTGGTCGACTTCTCATAGTATAAGGAGTATTAAACTCTGAACCTTCTTCAATTAAACCCGTGTATCCATAATCACTTGGTGCTACGTCGCCATATTGAATTTGTCCTGATTCCACTTGATCATCATAAACTTGTTCACCTACAGTTCTACCTGGAGCTATTTGCTGTACACCTGATAATTCAATTAGTTCTTTTAAAGTTGCCATAATTTATCCTAAAGGAAATAGTTTATCAAATTTTTGATCGGTTGGTAGTAGATTATATTGTCTTCCTACATTTATATTATTTGCAAATAAATTAGCATTTACAGGTACATTTTTGTTTACGTCCACAGGCAACACTGCTTTAGTTTCTGCGATTAAAGTTCCAGTTGGAGGAGCTAAATCACTTCTTAAATTTCTTACTTCTTCAACATCAGGACTTAAAATATAATCAATAGTAAGATTTAAATTATCCGTAGATCCACCTAATTTATATTTTTTTAAATCTTTTTTAAGGTCATCATATACTTCCATGACTGTTTCATTTTCATTAGCTTTTTTAATACCTTCTAATGGATCTTCTTTTTTAAGTCTTTTTTCAATAGCTTTAAATGCATTCTCACTGTACGATGGTGGTTTATATATGCCTTTTAATAAAAGTTTAGCTTCAGTTTTGGTTAAACGTTCTTCTAATATTTTTTTTAATTTATTTTTACTTATACCTAAAGTTTTTGCATTTTCTATAGTTGTATATAATCTGTTTTGAGAATCATAAGATTCTAACATGTATTGTACATAAGCTCCAAGTTTTTGTTCTGCACCTGTACGAGCAGAATAAGCTCTTCTTGCAAATTTACTTCTCATATTTTTTTTATCACCATTAAATGATGTGAGGATAAATGGCATGCTTGTTAATGGTTTTGCATCTTCTACTCTAACCCCTGACATCAAAGCTACTACTTCGTCAAGACCATCTCTTTGAGTTCCATAATCAGTAAATCTACCTGTCGCTCCATCCCAAATTCTTGCAAAAGAAGTTACGGCTCCTGGAGTCAATCCACCAAAAACGTGTTTAAGAGAGTTAGCAATAATTACACTTGGTTCATCTTGAGGAAAATAAATTTGTTTACCCTCTGAGGTTTTGCCACCTCTAACTGTAACGTCAAAAGCTCTTTCAGTACCAATAGACTCAGATATAAAAGGTGTTAAAAATTCTATAATTGCACCTTTTCTTTTGTTTGGATCAATTGCACCACCAAACAATGAATCCATTACAATAGACATAACATTGTCTTCTCTCAATCTACCTTCTGTAAATGCACCAATAATTCCATTAACCGGAGCTACTAACGAATCATACGGATTAGAATATGAAAAATTATAATATTTAAAATTACCATTTTCATCTGGAGCAGATACTGGAACTAGTGTTGAATTTTTTTGATATGGTGGAGCAAAAGAAGTTTGAAATGCATTCATCATTTCTTCGTCTACACCTGTCATATATTGTGCACCTTTTTGAACTGTAAAACCTATGCCACCAAGCACAGTTGAAACACCTACTAATCTTCTTGCACCCATCTGTCTTATAAATGGATTGGTGCTTGTTAATTCTCTTGCACCTATATTTATAATATTTGCAGTCGTTCTTAAAATTTCTGCAGGGAATGCTACGAAATTACCTAAAGGTAAATTTCTAATGTTTTCAATTATTGCAGGTACTTTACTATATGTAGGAATAGTATTGGTAACTAAGTAAGCTGAAGCTTCTTCTAATGCTTGTAATGGTGTTTTTTCTACACCAGTTAATGGATCTAATTTTACAAATCTTTGTCCCCCTACTACTCTAAACCAGTCTTCAATATTTTGCATGTATGTATTGTATGCTTTGCTACCTTTAATTAATGTTTCTGGATTTCCAAAAGCAGTCTTTAATGCGCCTTGATAAAAATTGTCAGAGTATATTTTCCAAAAGTTATCAGCACCTTGATAGATGTCTGTTAGCTTTTGCATAATTCTAGTGTTCATTAAAGTATTAAAAGTAATCTTACCGTCTTTAGCTTTTTCTAACACACGTTTCATTTCTTGAACGTTTATGTTCTGATCAATAACACCTCGATTAATAAGGTTTTCTATTTTAGCAAGTTTTTGTTTATCGGTTTTGGCCCCTTGAAATATATCTCCAGCTGTTAATCTCCATGCATCTTTAAAACCTACTTTGCCTCCAATCAATCCACTAGCTAATGGAAAGAAAGAAGCTGTTGTAAAGTTTCTAACTTGTGTCATTGGTGATAAAATAGTTTTAGATATTTGAGCTCCAGCTTTTAAAGTCATTAAAGATTTGTATCCAGGCAGCCCGTACAAACTGGCAGTTAATTCTTTAGCTCCTACCAACGCATTGGCTACTTCAGGTGCTGCAAAAAACCTACCATCAAAAAGTTCACTACTTAAAGATACATCATCTAAGTCAACTCTTTTTCCAACTTCAGTTATATTTTTTAAATTTATTAAAGATCCTTTAGCCGTGTCCAATCCTTTTCTTGCAACAGCTGCTTCATCTAAAATAAGACCTGCTCTTCCAGGTAAATCTAAACCTTCTCTTAACATTGCATCAAAAACTCTTTTGCCATGCATTTGTCTTGATTGATTTAACACAACATCAATAGCCGCAATCATAGGATTAAATGTTTCAACATCTTTAGCAACTGTTTTACCTGCTTTAGTTAACTCGCCTAAAGTTCTACCATCTTCAATAGATAGTAATTTTTTCATTACATCAGGTAATCCTTTTTCTTTTACTAATTCTTTACTCATACCTAACGCTTTTCCTACTCCAAAAAATAAACTATTAGGTTCAAGATTACCTTTGATAGCTAATTGTTTTAAATTTAACATTTTGTTTTTAGCTAATATGTTTACTTGTTTATCTATTTCTGTAGTTAAAGCTTTAGATCTCTCTGCGCCTTTTAAATTTTTTGTTGCAACAATTCTTTCCGCAGTATCTTCTGCATTCTTTAATACATTTTCAAAACCAGGTTCTTTCTTTTTTATTGCAGCTCGAAACCAATCAAACGCATCGTTTTCTAACAAAGGATTAAATTTAAATTTTTTATTATTAAATGCAGCAAATCTTCTTTGTGTATACAAACCAAAATCCATAGCTGCTCCATTGGCTAGGTCCATGTCTGCTGTAAAAATTTTGTATTGATTATTTGTTTTATCAACTATCTGTTTAAGTTTTTTAATATTTTTAATCAATTCTCTTTCAACTGTTTTATCTTTACCTTTTTCAAGGGTCGCAATTATGTCATCTATTTCACCAGCAGTTTTAGCTTTTAGTATATCTTTGACTTTGTTTGCTTCTATTTGTAATGCAAGTAAAGACTCACCATCATCAAATTTAACTTTGTAATCTTTAATTATATTTTCTTGTATCTCTTGAATCTTAGATCCAAATGATTTTAAAACTTTTTCTTTACCTGCTAACGCATTGTTAGCAGCAATCTGCATACTTCTTAATTCTGGAGTCAAACCTCTATCAGTTACAAATTGATCTTTAACTCTGACTATACCTCTTTTAATTTGATCTAACATACCACCATCTACAGGGACATGTCTCCAATCGCCACTTAATCCCAACTTGTCTCCAGCTTTTTCTGCAAGAGCTCCACCTTTAGCAACAGCAGATTGAATAGCACTTTTCTCACCTTTACCTACGATTGCATTAATTGCACCGGTCAAAGGGTAATCAATTACATTTAAAGCTTTACCGCCTACATAACCCACTGTTTTGGCTGCAGGTATAATTCCATATCTAAATCCAACACTAGCAACAGATGGTAACAAAGTAACTCCGCCACCTACAACTGTACCTTCTGCACCAAATTTTAATTTACCTTTAATTGTTTCAGCAGCTCTTTCTTTACCTGTTAAACCTTCAAAGTCTGTTTGCTCAGTTAAACCTATTACGTCCGAAAGTGTGCCTAGATCATCAGGAGTTGAAACTGCAAAGTCTGTAATACCACCTATACCTCCGTAGTAACCTGCACGTTTAGCAAGTTCCATACCTTGTGATGCTCTAGTCATACCAGGAGCTGTCAGTTTAGTGGCTGTGCTTAAACCTTTTAATTTACTAATACCCCCTGCAATTTTTAATGCAGCTCCATAAGGTATAGCAAATTGCGCAAGAATAGATGTAATGTCTCCAACTGCCGTATCTGTTTCTGGAGTTATCTTATCAAAGATATTATCAATACCTGTAAGTAGATCTGTGTTTGCAAGATAATCAATAGGCATTGCACCTAGTTGAAGAAGACCTTTAACAGCTTGACTTAAACCAGCTACAGCTCCAACAGGAATATCAAATAGATAATCTGTAACGCCAGCATCGGTTCCTCGAGCCCTAGTAAGTTCTTCGTTTTCTAAAATGGATCTATCAAATCCCATGTTTTCTCCTATGCTGTTTGAGGTGCAGGAGGAATTATAAGATTAACACCATACTTTAAATTAAAAGCATTAACATCGTTTTGTGTTTCTATATATGCAAATTCTTGTAACGCCTCTTCACTGTTTGCCAATAGTTGTACTACATCGTCGGTAATTTCTGCTGGTAATCTATCTCTTAGTTGGGCATAAGTTAATTTCATAACAGGTTTTTCAGCCGTCTCAGCTCCAACAGTTTGAGCCTCTGTTGTAATTATTTGTTCTCCTGACCCTGTGTCTGGAGTACCTAAAGCTCTTTTAACTCTTCCGCCTTCAGCTAAATTTAATTTTTTAAATGCATTAGCAAAAGTAGGAAATACATCTGCAAATTCTGCATAGTCAGCAAGTAATTTAAATGCGGCTACATTCTCAGCTAAGTCTTCTTGTAATCGAATTAATTTTTTATCTGTTGCATCTACTTCTTTACCTTTGTCGGTATATTTTGTTTTAATATATGTTTCTAAAGTTTTTTTAGAATCTAATACATCTTCAAAATCTTCTTTAACAGTTGCTGCACTGTCTTCTAAAATTTTCTTTCTACCTAATTCATCTGTGTTTTTAAATTTATCAGCTACTACAATTTTCATAATCTCTTCTTGAGACTTACCTTCGTATCTTGGATCTTTTGATCCTACTAAAAGACTAGCTTGATATTTTAATTCTTTAATACCAGGTGTATCTTTACCTGCTTTAGCTTCTTCTTTTTCTTTATCTTTGAAAGCTTTGTATGCCATTAATGTAACTGCTTTGTCCTCTTTGTTTCTTTTTCTTACAATAGGTAAAGCCATATTTACAGCTGCATCTAATTTATCTTTAAAACTACCTTCAGTTCCAATAGCCTTAGCAGCTACTAAGGCAGCTTCTCCTCTCTCTAAACCTTCGTTTTTTAAAAGATTATTTAAAAAATCTTTTTCTCTTTTAATTTCTTCCATTGGATCTAAAGTAATAGAGCTGTCTTCACTTCCTGCTTCTACTTTATTTTTTTTCTCTTGTATTGATGCTAATAAAGCATCAGTTGCTGCGCCTTTTTCTTCATCAGTTAATTTTGTAATTTGATCTCCTGCTGCTCCTTCGCTTAAAACCTCTGCAATACCGCTGCTCTCTACAGTGTTTTTTACTATTTTTCCAGTAGTTCTATCTCTTTCGACACCATCAGCATCAGTAAAAGTTTTAGAAGCAAATACTTCTCCTAATACATTTCCAGAACGTTTAAGCTTCTCGCCTCTCTTCTCATATAATTCTTCTACCGTTTGAGGCATGGTGTTAACGCTTCCTCTAATATTAGTGTTAGCTAATACTTCTTCAATTCCTCTTTTTGGTTGTTGAGTTATAGTAAGTGGGCCTGAAGGCATTGTACGAAATTGAGTATTAGGGCCCATTATATTTTTATTTAAAAAATTAATAATAGGGTTTTGAAAACCTGTTCTGCTACCCATGTCGGTACCAGACATAATTCCACCACCGATAGTTCCGCCTCTTCTAAATGATGGTCTTTTAAAATACATTATCGTCCTCCAAAAATACTACCTAAACCATAAGCACTTAGGCCAGCAGATAAAGCTTGAGATAATGGTCCAACACCTCCTGCTCCACCCATAGTTTGGTTGGTTGTAGTTAATGGTGATCCGCTTGCTTGAGATGCAATACCTGATCCAAAAGCCTGTATTCTATTTAATGGTTCTTGATAAGCTAGTTGTGCTCTTTGTTGAGCGGCATCTAATTGAGCCTGTTGGAAAGCTAAGTTTCCTGTGCCAGCTGCACCTAGTTGTTGCACACCAGACGCTGCCAACGATGGCTGTAGTGATGCTAAGTTTCTTTGTTGATCAAAAGCTTGATTAGCTAATTGATTTGCTTGAGTAAATCCTTGACCTAATAATTGAGCTTGTAATGCTGCTCTGTTTCTTGCTGCGGTGTTAGCATACTCTGCTTGAGCTATACCTTCTCTACCGCCACCAAAAGCTCCAGCTTGAATAGCGTTTGCTGCAAGCTGCGGTACACCTTTTGCTGTTTGTACATCAAACTCTTGTAATGTTGTATCAATTACCTGTTGCTGATAAGGCGACATAAAGCTTTGAAAAGCTTGTGGGCCTGAATAAGCAGCAGCTTGATCTAAGAAAGGTTGATATCCTGCAACACCTGTTCCAGCACCTGCCCCTGTTACAGCCCCACTCGCATCAAATTGTAATTGACCAAGTCCTGCTTGAGTCGCTGCTTGTTGTTGAGCCGCTTGAGTTAAAACATTTTGACCAGCAACTTGTGGTCCAAGTTCCGCAAGTGTTGGTACACCTACCGAACCAGGAGCTCTACCAACTTGTTGTGTTAATAAATCAATAAAATTTTCTTGAGCTGCTTCTAAAAAGGGTGCTCGTCTTACCGTTTGTGTATAATCTGTTGCCATTATGCTTTACCTACTTTTTCTGCTTGTTTCATTGTGTTGTATAATCTTTTAGATCCTTTTTCAACGTCTCCTCCACCAATACCTCTAACAGCATCAGCAGTCATAACAAATTCATTTTTACTTAACATAGCTGGTACGTCATCAGCTCGTTCTTTTATTCCTACTGGTACAAATCCGCCTTCATCTCTATAGTCTCTTTCAATTACACCAGCATTATTTTTTCTCATTTTACCTGTAGGCACATCTCCTATACCACCAATAGATCTAAACGTTTTACCTGTTAATTGAAATAGTTCTGCTTCAATATCAGATACATCTTCACCCTTTCCTAATAACTCATCTCTTAAAACTAATAGTTCAGACACTCGGTTAGATCCACGTGAAAACCCTATTCTTCCACCGTCTTTTTTATTAAGACCCATAATAGCTATTTGTTTTAATACTGCTGCATCATCTGGGTAAGAACCCGGTTTATTTAATATTCTATATAATTGAGGCATTGTGTAAGATCTACTTGCTCCACCACCCGCACCTAATCTTTTAAACAAATATGATTTTTCTGCAGAACTAAATGTAATACCTGCCATTAAATCATCCATGTCCTCTTCATTCTCGTCATCACCTGCTTCAACGTCAATAGTCATGATACCTATTTCAGACGGTTCGTCTGGACTACCTTTAGCAAATCCTATTCTTCCGCCGTCTTTTCTACCGGCAAAAAAGTTAGTTAAATAACTTGCGTACTCTTCTTTTTTATCTGCTTTAGTTAATTCATCATACTCTGCTTCAGTTAAGTCTTCATCAATTCCAGTTTCAGCGGCTAATGCTCTAGCTTCTGCATATGAGGCTGTAAAAGCTAATGCTCCCATTACCGCTGGTTTGTCAATAACTGTATTTCCTTTAGCATCTGTTTTTGTAAAGGCTGCTTTAGTTCCTCTTTTTAAAAGATTTAAAGCTTCAGATCCTCGTTCATTTAAAGTGCTATTAGGACTTAAAATTTTTTGTATAGATTCTGTGATTGTCATTTGTTTTGGTGAACCTGTAATAGTTTCTTGTGTTACTTTTTCAGCTATTTTTTGTGGAGATAAAGATACCTCACTCATTTGTTCTGCTAAATTATTAGGAGATAAAGATACTTCACTCATTTCTTCTGTTAAAAGATTAGTAGGTTTTTGTTTAGGAATTATAGTATTATCTCCTACGCCTTGAACCGCGTCAGTTCCTCGGTTCGAGAAGAACTTACCAAGACCAGTATCTGTACCTATAGGGGAACTAAATCCTGATGTAAAACCACTAGGTGTAAAAGCACCACCTGATGCAAAAGGATTACTTTGAAATCCTGCACCACCTAAAAATCTAGCTGCTTGGCCTCCAGCATAGTTTAAACCACCAGCTTTTAAAGAATCACCAATACTACCAGTTTGATCAAATGTACCTATACCCGACATCGCTGCAGCAACAGCTGGGTTAAATGGAGCCACAAAAGGGGCTACTTTAGTAGCTACTTCTGCTACTTCATTAGGTATAATTTTTCTTACAAACTTTTTTAATTTACTTCCTAAACCAAATTTTTCTCTAGGTGCAACTTGCATGATGCCACCGTTTGCTTGTAATTGTCTGTTCATTAAAGATCTAGATATTGCCATAATTTAAATAAATTTATACTGTTAAGCAGGCATAGATATCCTGAAAATACTATACTTTATTTGATTTTTTTAGGCTCGTCAACAGATTTGAGAGCTCGACTTCCTTGCCACAAATCATCTCTAAAACGACCACAATAAGAATACTCACCTACATGAGTAATATAATCATTAATATATGCATATATCTTACCACCTATGTCTCGCCATCTTTGACAGAAACCAAAGTCTTCACCAAAATAACGTTTAGTTTTAGGATCATGTAAGGTATCAAATAAATTATACATGTTAGGTTGTTTAACTTCTTTACCATTAATGATAGTAGCTTGAAAGATTTCTAGTTCTGGATTAGCTTCAATTAAATCAGTTAATACTTTTCTTTTAATTAACATACATCCTGTTGGAATATGGGTAAGTTCTACTACTCCATCATGAGCCTCAACATCATTAGGGTTATTTGTTTTAACAGGATAAGTATATCCAGAGTGCATTAAATCATCAGGCCCTTGAATAGCATCTTCTTTTTCATGCAGTCTTCTCCACATTTTATCCCAACTTAATGTCTTCATAGGATAAGGAACCCCTATAATGTCTTTATCTTTTTCTAACATTTTAAATATAGTTTGTGGGTTAAAATCAATATCAGAATCTATAAACAATAAATGAGTATAGTTATCTTCGTGATTTAACATACTAGCTACACATATATTTCTACCTTGTGTAACTAAAGAAGATTTTAATAAAGTAAAACTTACTAATATATTTTTTCTTAAACAAGCTTGTTGAAATTTTAAAACAGCTTGTGTGTAATGCATAGTGACTTCACTATGACATGGTGTACATACCATAATTTTGTATGGGGATACATTTCCTATGTTAATTTCTGTAACCTCAGAATCTACTTTGTTGGTCTTTATAGTTTGATAAGTATCTTTATTGTGTTCTACAATTTTGCTCGAATCTGTTTTATTAAACCAGATGGGTTCATTGTTTTTGCCCGAGGGCGTATTACTTTTTTGCATTAATTGCTCCTTGTAAAAATCGGGCCCAAGACGTAGCTTGTTTGGTCCAGTTATAGTAATTATTAACATACTTAGATTGATCTTCTAAATGACGGTGAATAGTAGGGTCATGCAAAGTAATAGCAGCTGCATCAATACCATAAGCAAATTTTTCAGATAAATTTCTGTAGTTAGTATCATAGGGTATATACATAGGAAACTCTGCTCCTGTTTCAAACAAAGCTCCATAATTAGTTGTAATACAGTAAAGACCAGCAGCCATAGCTTCTAATAAAGATATGCATGATGTTTCTTCAAAGATACTTGGATACACATACATATTATAATTATGAATATTTTCTCTAATGTATTCATTTGGTTTATAACCAATATAATTTACATTAGGTAATTCTTTTGCTTGTTTATAAAGTGCCGTATAATTATAATCATTTTGTTCATAAAATTGTTTTCCATATATTTCTGTAGATGAATATACATCTAAACTAATAAGTGGATTCTTTACTAATTGCATTGCACCTAATAATACACTTAGTCCTCTCCAAGGAGTATTTTGATGAATAATTTTTATAGGTTTGTTTTGTTCATAAGGTTTAGCTTTTCCTATTTTTTCTATTCCATTTTTAATTACTAAACATTTGTG